CTTTACGAGATGATAAATAGTCACACAGATAGACCCGTGCATTTTGTGCATGGTGGAGTTGATGTTGATGACCGCGAAGACATCAGATTACTAACTGAACAATCTGATAATGCAATTATTGTTGCCTCATATGGCACTTTTTCTACAGGTATCAACATTAAAAGATTACATAACGTTATTTTCGCCAGTCCTTCTAAGTCCAGAGTGAGGAACCTTCAATCTATAGGTCGTGTTCTGAGGAAAGGAGAAAATAAATCACAAGCAACATTATATGATATTGCAGATGATATCTCTACTGATAGAGGTAACAACTACACTCTCAATCATTTGATGGAAAGAGTCAAGGTATATAACGAAGAAAAATTTAATTATGAAATCATAGATGTCAAAGTAAAAGCTTATGATTAATTACGCAAGACACGACGAAGAATTTTACGGTATTTTCAAACTCCTTAATGGAGAAGAGGTATTAGGTAAAGCAGTACTCACAGAAGACAATGGAGAAACTTTAGTATTCATTCAAAATCCTGTTGCAACACAAATTGTTACTAAAGAAACAGATGATGGGCGCACCGTTAGGGGTGTAGGATTTGCAAAGTGGATGCAATTTTCTGATGAAGACTTCTTTATATTACGCGAAAAGGACATCCTAACAGTTACATCGATGAGTAAAGAAGTTTCATTTATGTATGAAGCATTCGTTATGGGAGATGATGATGAAAAAAAGGATAGTTCAAAATTAGATCTCCAACCCGAGATGGGTTATCTAGGAAAGACTGAAGAAGCTAGAAAATTATTTGAAAAAATCTATAAAAGCTAGAACTTCTCTTGAACCCTTACATGGTTATTCTACAGAGAATTGACAATGTTGTCAAGTGTGTTATAATGTACATAAAGCAAGTTACGGTATGAAAACAACAAAAAAACAAAAACAACATTATGTTGATAACCAAGAGTTTCTTGCTGCTATCGTTAAGTACAAGGAAAGGGTATATAATGCTGCAGTGAAAGAAGTTCCTGGTCTTGCTAACATGGACGATGAGGAACAGTTTATTTTTTTAAAAACATGGAAGAGTGAAAATAAACCAAGAGTAGGTAATTACATTGGTAGTTGTTTTCTAAAGATCGCAACACATTTATCATATCGTCCCAACTTTATTAATTACATGTATAAAGATGATATGATTTGTGACGGTATTGAGAATTGTATTCAATATATTGACAACTTTAATCCAGCAAAATCTAAAAATCCTTTTGCATATTTTACGCAGATCGTCTACTATGCATTCTTGAGAAGAATTGCTAAAGAAAAAAGACAACTAGATATTAAAGATAAAATCCTGGAGAAGTCTGGTTATGACCATGTTTTCACAGTTGACGGTGACACGGATTCAGGATATAATCAGATCAAGTCCCGCGTAGAGATGAACTCAAAACGATGACCGAAAAACAAAACGAGCAAGAGCAACAGCGTGAAGATGATTATTGGCGGAAACGCCTTCGTGATTTAGAAAAGGGTAAGAATGAAAATCCTTCTGATAACTGATCAACACTTTGGTGTTCGTAATGATAATCAGTCATTCATCGATCACTACCGAAAGTTTTATAAAGATGTTGTGCTTCCTTTTATAGACGCACATAAAATTGATACAGTCATTGCCTTAGGAGACACCTTTGACAAACGTCGATCTATCAACTTTATGTCGCTGGAAGCAGCAAAAGAAATGTGGTTTAATCCTCTTCAAGAGAGAGGTGTTCGTATGCACATGCTTGTAGGAAACCATGACATCTACTACAAGAATACCCTTCGAGTTAACGCCCCAAGTGAGTTACTTGGAGAATACGAAAACATCAGTGTCCACACTGAACCCACTACCGTTGATTTTGACGGTATTCCTATTCTTCTTTTGCCTTGGATATGTGACGAGAACCGAGACGAATCCCTACGAGTTGTTACTGAAAGTAATGCTCCTATCTGCATGGGTCATCTTGAGCTTAACGGTTTTGAAGCACACCCTGGTCATGTGATGAACAATGGTATGGATGCCAAACACTTTTCAAAATTTGCGAAGGTGTTTAGTGGTCATTATCACATGAAATCTTCCAAGAAAAATGTTACATATCTTGGAAACCCATATCAACTTTATTGGAATGACTACGGATGTAAAAGAGGATTCCATGTCCTCAACACAGAAACTTTTAGGACAACTTTCTATAGGAATCCTTTTGACATTTTCCATAAGCTTTATTATAATGGTGGAATTGTTTTACCAGATGCTTCCGAACTCAAAGGAGCATATGTCAAACTGATTGTTGAAGATAAAGGAGACTATGCAAAATTTGATTATGCTGTAAGTCAACTTCAAGATATGGGTCTTGGTGATTTAAAAATTATTGAAGATCTGAGTGCTGAAGTTGAGAACGGTTCTGGTGTACTGGAAACCGAAGATACAATGACTCTTCTTGATAACTACATAGATGAAATAGATCTTAAGGTGAACAAGTCCAACATTAAAAATGTTATGAGATCATTGTACATGGAAGCTGCAGAAATCTAATGTTCGTTTTAACAGATACAAAATCGGGTGGTATCTATGCCGTAAACAGCAAAGATTATACTAAAACAGTTACTGTATTTGAAGATCGAGATGATGCCGAGAGATATGTGTTACTATTACATGCTGAAGATTATGAAGACCATTTAGAAATTACTGAAGTTGATAGTGATGTAATTGCTATCAATTGTAATACCTACGGATATTCTTATTCCGTTATCAAAAAAGACGATCTTGTTATCCCCCCGTAATGATTACTTTTGAAACTATCCGCTGGAAAAACTTTCTCTCTACAGGAGATCAGTGGACTGAGATTGATTTTTGTGAGTCACCATCAACATTAATTATCGGAAACAATGGCGCAGGGAAGTCCACTATGTTGGACGCCCTGTGTTTTGCTTTGTTTGGAAAAGCATTCCGAAAGATTAATAAACCTCAATTGGTGAACTCTATCAATGAAAAGAGTTGTAAGGTAGAAGTTACGTTTTCTATTGGTAAAGATGAGTATCGCGTATTCAGAGGTATCAAACCCAATGTCTTTGAACTTTACAAAAATAATAAACTGGTTGACCAGGACGCCGCCACCAAGGACACACAAAAGTACCTTGAACAATCCGTACTCAAACTTAACTTTAAGTCATTTACCCAAGTCGTCATTCTTGGGTCCAGCACCTTTGTACCCTTCATGCAACTCACTGCTGCACACAGACGAGAAGTGATTGAGGATTTACTTGACATTCAAATCTTCTCAAATATGAATTCTTTGCTGAAAGATCGTATTCGTTCAGCACAAAGTCAAAGCACTGATTGTGGGCATATGCTTCGACTTACAAAAGAGAAAGTTGATAGTCAACAAAAATTAATTGATTCTTTAACGGAAGTAAATCAAAATCGCCAGGAAGAAAAGCAAGAAAAATATAACAAGAATGTTGAGCGTATCGGTGAACTACAAGAACAACATAAACTGAAGAAAGAAGAAACTCTTTGTCTCGAAGAACAAATGGGTGATATTGAACCTCAAAAAAAGTTTGTTCGTAAACTACGTCAGAGTCAAGCAGATAAGAAGTCTGAACTGAAACTGATTGCTAAGGATCTGAAGTTCTTCAAAGAACACGACACATGCCCTACTTGTAGTCAAGACATTGGTGGTTTGTTCAAGCAAGAAAAGGTTAGCACAATGTCTAAAGCAGGCAAACTTCTTGCCACTGAGATTGAAGGATTTACTAAAGACATTTCAGAAGCAGTAGAAGTTGTCACTAAGATGGAAGAAACTTCTGCCAAACTATATGAAGTCCGCAGCGATAGTCATGCATTTGAACGAGAGATTGTTCGTGTTGAAATGGAAAATCTGCAGATTGCAAAGGAGATTACTGAACTGCAGCAGAGCACTCCTAATATTGATCAACAAGAAGAAGTATTGTTTGGTTATCAAAAAGAATATAATAGAACTGAAAAAGACTGTGCTGCTGTTAGTCAGCAACTGGATGAGTTTCAGGTTGTATCTTCTCTGTTGAAAGACTCTGGTATCAAGAGTCAGATCATCAAGAAGTATGTTCCTATCTTCAATCAACTTATCAATAAATATCTGCAGTCGATGGACTTCTTTGTCAACTTTACTTTGGATGAAGAGTTTAACGAAGTTATCAAGAGTCGTTTCCGTGATGAGTTTTCCTATGCATCCTTCTCTGAAGGTGAGAAGCAGAAGATTGATCTGGCACTTTTGTTTACTTGGCGTGAAGTTGCCCGAATGAAGAACAGTGTTGCTACTAATCTGTTGATTTTGGATGAAGTATTTGATAGTTCTCTTGATGCATCTGGTACTGGT